GATATTTTATATCTATGTGAAAAGTTTATGACTTTAGTTAACAAAGTAAAACCAAATACTTACAAAGTTACTAAAGATCATCCTAGACTTATTATACCATTTTATGACACAACTGGCAAGTTTTTTGCTTTTCAAGGTCGTGCTTTCGGTAAAGAACAACCAAAGTATTTAACGGTAAAAATAGATGAAAGCAAACAAAAGATATACGGACTTGAGCGAATTAATTTTACCAAAGAAATTAAAATCGTTGAAGGTCCGATTGATAGTTTATTTATTGATAACTGTCTTGCTGCTGCTGGGGCAGATTTATTTTTAAATAATAAAATTTCTAATGAAAAAATAACATACATATTTGATAACGAACCAAGAAATAAAGAGATTATAAAAAGAATGTATAACGTGATTGAAAAAGATTATAATATTGTAATATGGCCAAATGATATTCAACTCAAAGATGTAAATGATATGATAATGAATAATATGTCCATACCTGAAGTCGAAACTATTATAAGTAAAAACACATATAGACAATTAGAAGCATTGACAAAATTAAGTTATTGGAAAAAAGTTTAAGGGGGACGAATGGTACAAGAAAATATAAATGTAATTAAACGTGGTGATAGAGGCAAAGAACCTTTAAACATTGAAAAGATACACGAAATGGTAGAATATGCCTGTGAAGATATAACAGGTGTTTCTTCATCTCAAATAGAGATGAATAGTGGTTTACAATTTTATGATGGTATGACCACAGATGAAATTCAACAAATTTTAATTAAGTCAGCAGCAGATTTAATTTCACTTGAAACTCCTAACTATCAATATGTTGCTTCACGTTTACTTTTATACTCATTAAGAAAACAAGTCATAGACAAACTTTGGGATCACCCACACATTTATAAACACGTACAAAATTGTGTTGACAAAGGTGTTTATGATTCTGAAATATTAAAATGGTATGATAAAAAAGATTTTGATAGAATGGAGAACTGGTTAAACCACGAAAGAGATTATACTTTTACATACGCTGGTTTAAGACAAGTCATAGACAAATATCTAGTACAAGATAGATCAAACGGTGATATATTTGAAACACCGCAGTTTATGTATATGCTAATTTCGGCAACACTATTTGCAAAATATCCTAAACAAAAGAGAATGACATATGTTAAAAAATATTATGATGCTATTTCACAATTCAAAATCAATATTCCAACGCCTGTTATGGCTGGTGTTCGTACTCCTATTAGGCAGTATGCTAGTTGTGTACTTGTTGACGTTGACGATACTCTACCTTCTATTTTCAGTAGTGATATGGCCATTGGGCGTTATGTGGCACAAAGAGCTGGTATCGGTATCAACGCAGGTCGAATTAGAGGAATCAACAGCAGAATACGAGGCGGAGAAGTACAACATACTGGAGTTATACCATTTCTTAAAAAGTTTGAGGCAACGGTTAAGTGCTGTACTCAAAACGGAGTTAGAGGAGGTTCGGCAACTGTTCACTTCCCTATTTGGCACCAAGAGATAGAAGATATTATTGTTCTTAAAAACAATAAAGGTAGTGAAGATAATAGAGTTAGAAAACTTGATTACTCAATTCAAATATCAAAACTATTCTATGAAAGATTTATTAATGAAGAAGATATAACTTTATTCTCACCACACGAAGTACCTGAACTCTACGAGGCGTGGGGTACACCAGAGTTTGATGATTTATATTTAAAGGCAGAAAGAAAACTATCTGTTAAAAAGAAAAAAGTAAATGCACAAGAATTATTTTTTAACATACTAAAAGAACGTGCTGAAACAGGTCGTATCTATATTATGAATATTGATCATTGTAATACTCACTCATCATTTAAAGATAGAGTAACAATGTCAAATCTATGCCAAGAGATTACATTACCTACTGATCCTTTACAACACATTGATGGTGAAGGCGAGATTGCATTATGTATTTTATCAGCAATCAACGTAGGTTTAATAAACAAAAGAGATGAATTAGAACCATTATGTGATCTTGCAGTTAGATCACTAGAAGAAATTATAGATCATCAAAACTATCCTATTGTTGCTGCTGAAAAATCTACAAAGGCAAGACGAAGTTTAGGTATTGGTTACATAGGACTTGCACACTATCTTGCTAAAAAAGGATATAAGTTTGATCAAAAACTTGCGTGGAGACAAGTTGATAAACTAACCGAGGCATTTCAGTATTATCTATTAAAGGCAAGTAATGAAGTTGCAAAAGAAAAGGGTGCTTGTGAATACTTTAATAGAACAAAATATTCCGATGGTATCTTACCTATAGACACTTACAAAAAAGAAGTAGATGAGATTGTAAACAATCGTACATTTACATATGATTGGGAGTGGTTAAGGAAAGAAATAAAAGAACACGGCCTAAGACATAGCACACTCTCGGCCCAAATGCCATCAGAATCATCTAGCGTGGTTTCTAATGCCACAAACGGCATAGAACCACCTAGAGATTATCTATCAATTAAGAAATCTAAAAAAGGTCCTTTAAAACAAATTGTACCTGACTATAAAAGACTTAAAAATAATTACACATTATTATGGGATATGAAATCAAATGAAGGTTATATAAATGTAGTATCTGTAATGCAGAAATATTTTGATCAGGCAATATCTGGTAATTGGTCTTATAATCCTGAAAACTATGAAGACAATCAAGTTCCTGTGTCAACAATGGCACAAGATTTACTTACAACATATAAGTATGGTTGGAAAACGTCATATTATCAAAACACATATGACGCTAAAAAAGATGTTGACGAACCACAACATAACATAGACTACGAAACTCCAGTTGAAGACACACCTAAAGAAGTAGAAGATGAAGAGGCGTGTGAAAGCTGTACAATTTAAAAAGGTAATAAATAGAACGAAATGGTAAAAAGTGTATTCAATAAAGATAAAGGGTTAGACGCAACAAAACAACAAATGTTTTTTGGTCCTGATTTAGCAGTACAAAGATATGATACAATGAAGTATCCTATTTTTGATAAACTGACACAACAACAATTAGGATATTTTTGGAGACCTGAAGAAGTATCTTTACAAAAAGATAGAAACGATTACCTTGAATTAAGAGAAGAACAAAAGTTTATCTTTACTTCTAATTTAAAATATCAAACAATGTTAGATAGTGTACAAGGTAGAGGACCTTGTCTTGCATTTTTACCTTTCATATCATTACCAGAATTAGAAGGTGCTGTTGTTGCTTGGGACTTTATGGAAACTATTCATAGTAGAAGTTACACATACATAATAAAAAATTTATATTCAAATCCTAGTGAAGTATTTGATACAATTATACAAGATGAGAAAATTGAAAAGAGAGCAGCAAGTGTAACAAAAACTTATGATGATTTAATATCTATGGGATATCAATGGACAATTGATCCTAAAAAAGTAGATATGTATGAATTAAAGAAAAGATTATATCTTGCTATGGTATCTGTAAATATATTAGAAGGTTTAAGATTTTATGTATCATTTGCTTGTTCTTTTGGATTTGGTGAATTAAAAAAACTAGAAGGTTCAGCAAAGATTATATCTTTTATTGCAAGAGATGAAAGTCAACATCTTGCAATGTCGCAAAGAATAATTAATAACTGGAGAGATTACGAAAACGATAAAGACTTTACAAAGATTATTAAAGAAACTGAAAAAGAAGTTTTACAAATGTATGATGATGCTGTACAACAAGAGAAACGTTGGGCAACGTATTTGTTTAGTAAAGGATCAATGATTGGTTTATCAGAAAAACTATTACATCAATTTGTAGAGTATATGGCAAATAGAAGAATGAAGGCAATACAATTAACACCTGCTTATGATCAAAAAACAAATCCATTGCCTTGGGTTGAACATTGGTTGAATAGTAGATCAACACAAAATGCACCACAAGAAACAGAAATAGAAAGTTATGTAATAGGTGGTATTAAACAAGACGTTAAGAAAGATCAGTTTAAAAAATTCAAACTATAATGACATTAGAAATTAAACTAGACAAAGCAAATAAACATTGTTCCAATTGCGATACTAAATATTCTGTAGAATGGAATACGGAAGAACAAGATTTAGAACCATTAACTTGTCCTTTTTGTGGATATGAGGTAGAGATTGATGATGTTGAAGAAATTGAGGAAAGATATGAGTCTAGTGAAGAAGACGATAGTTGGAATTGATTATAGTTTAACAAGTCCTGCTGTTTGTATAAACATTGATGGCAATGCAGGTTTGATGTTTTATTATTTAACTAATAGAAAAAAGTGGATTGGTAATATGAGTGAGGATGTTGTTGGTTATGAACATAAAGAATATAAAACTCCTATACACAGATTTTCTCAAATTTCAGATTTTGTTTTAGATATAGTTACAAATCTAATTAATCCTATAGTCTATATCGAAGGTTATTCTTTTGGATCAAAAGGACAAGGTATATTTCAAATAGCAGAAAACTGTGGCATACTCAAATACAGATTACAAGAACTAAAAATACCATACGAAACAATTGTACCTAGTGTAGTAAAGAAAGGTGCAACAGGTAAAGGCAACGCAGATAAAGATATGATGTATGAATCGTTTGTTAAAGAAACAAAAATAGATTTAAAAAAGATATTTGATACAGATAAGGTAGGTAATCCTATATCAGACATTGCAGATAGTTATTTTATACAAAAGGTTGGTTATGAAAATAGTACAGTTTGATAAATCAAAAGCAGTAACTTCTATTACACACGCCCTAAAAGAAAAACACGAGATCATAAATTTATCTAATACAGACAGTTTTAATTATAAAGATTTTTATGATATGAAAACTTGTGATTTTTTTTTAAATAACGGTACTTTTGGTAGTCAACATCCTAAAAGACAATGGTTACCTAACGCAAATAATCATAAGATGGCAGTTATGAATCATAGAAACGATTTAGTTAATATGTTTGCTTACCATTATAATAAAAAAATTATTCATATAGAAAGTGCTACATTAAGTAGAATGAAGTGTAATTATATTAATAAATTCTACAAAGAAATACCACCTAGATATTATAGAATGGGATTAAATCATTGGGTTTATAGTAAAACAAAGTGGTGTAAACCTATTAAAGGACGGTTAGAAAAGACTATAAAACTAATAGAAGAAGCAAATAATATAAAATTTACAAATGTACATAATCATCAATGGAAAAACAATAAAGACGGTTATATTTTAATTTTACCTGGTTTAGAAGACGACCCTACTAGCTCTGTGCCTGTTGCTGAATTTGTTGCACAAACAGTACATTGGATTAAACAAGTTACAGATAGAAAAATTGTTGTTAAGGCACATCCTCATAGTAAACTAACTTATAGTGATTTAGATGTTGAAGTAATGGTAGGTAACAATAAAATTGTTGACATTGCAAAAGATGTTTACTGTGCTATATTAGATAGTAGTACGAGTATTTTTGAACTAACGGAATTAGGAATACCTACAATTACAACTGAACATAGTTTTGGTGTAGGATTAGGTAATACAGATTATAGAAAAGTAGAAAATTTGCATTATGCAAATAGTAATGAAGTTTTAAAATGGTTTGAACAAATGGCGTCAACAGAATTTTTAATGAGTGAATTTGATAACATAGATTTTATTCTACCAAAAATTAAGGAGTTACTAGAATGAGTAATATAAAAGGTTTACCTAAACATTTAGGTGGTCACGGTAATATCACACACATAGATACAGGTTTGTTAGCATTTGCAATTAATCATTTAAAATGTAAATCTATGCTAGATATAGGTTGTGGACCAGGAGGTATGGTTTACGAAGCAAGAAGATTGGGATTAGACGCAAGAGGTGTTGATGGCGACTTTGTAACTACAAGAGAAAAACCAGAGTTATTTGAAATACACGACTTTACAAAAGGTAAGTTAGAAAGTATTAAAATGAACTTTGATTTAATATGGTGTTGTGAATTTATAGAACACGTAGAAAAAGAATATGAAGATAATTGGATGTCATTAATGCAAAAAGGTAAATACGTGTTTGTTACATATTCAGAACCAGGTAAACCAGGTCATCATCACGTTAATTGTGAACCATTAGAGTATTGGTTAGAACTATTTGATAGATATGGATTTAAATATAGAGAAGATTTAACAAAACAATCTAAAGAAATCTCTACAATGAAAAGAGAGTTTTGGAA